AAACTGGGCGACGACTGCAAACTGGGCGACGACTGCACACTGGGCAACGCCTGCACACTGGGCAACGCCTGCACACTGGGCGACGACTGCACACTGGGCAACGCCTGCACACTGGGCAACGCCTGCACACTGGGCAACGCCTGCACACTGGGCAACGTCTGCAAACTGGGCAACGCCTGCACACTGGGCGACGCCTGCAAACTGGGCAACGCCTGCACACTGGGCGACGACTGCAAACTGGGCGACGACTGCGACATACAGCGTTCATTTGCATTATTTTCAAACAATTTGTACAAATATGCCGTCTCAGGTTTTTTCAGAAAAGACGGCACGCAAATGATTCAATTAGGATGTTTCCTGCGCACCCGCAAAGGATGGGATGCAGATTTTTGGAACAATGTAAAAGAGTTTCCGAACGATGGCAGTCCTGAAAGCGAAGCCCGACTAAGGGCATATAAGACAGTGTGTTTCTTTTTAGATTCCTGTAAGAAATGACCTTCACCTTTTCCAAAAAGAAGCGTTTAGAGCGTGACCGGATAGCACGGGAGGCGGCGGAGCGGGAGCACCTGAACCAGGGGCGGATTCTGAACAACGCCGAACAGGAGCAGTACTATGTTTGGTATCGGGCTAAGTTTGGGACGATGGAGGTAATTGTGAACGAAAAACTAATCAGGCAATGGAAAACAGGATGAAGCGGTCAGAGATAGAACATAAATCATTTTTTCAAGTTGAAGTAAGTTGTTACGACCCCGACCAGTGCTACAATAGGGGCTGCGGGGAGTGTGAAACCAATAAAACCAACGATATGAAAACAGAAGAATTAAAAGATCAGTTTGCGGCGGAATGTACCATGCTTGATGAAAATGGGTATGTGGTTGTAAAGGGCACGCCGGGTGACATCATTGGCTGGATAGCGAAAAATTGCTTATCCGAAAAGGTGCAGCACGAATGGCAGATATGCCCGAAGTGCAATGGCTCAGGAATGATGTGGAGTCAATTCTATCAAACACGAATGGAAACTTGCGACCTTTGCAACGGCAAAAAAATCATAAGTAAACTAACCGGGCAGCCGCCCAAATAACCAACGATATGAAAGCAGACAAGGAATTACTTGATAAAATTATTCGTATAGGCGAACCATTTCCTTTGGTAGATGTTTTAAAAAAACTGACAGAAGCAACGGACATATTACTACACAAGCACGACTATGATGGTGATAGATGGGAAGAAATGCATATCTGTCTTGACAAAGGAAGGGAAATAATTAAAATACTTGAGGAATGCCCGATGGTTGAACAACCAGTGCTGCACGAATGGCAGTTGTGCCCGGAGTGTTTAGGGTCAGGGTCGCTTTTGATTCCGCCGACATTGGAATCAGAGACCTGCGACCTTTGCAACGGCAAAAAAATAATCAGTAAACTAACCGGGCAGCCGCCCAAATAACCAACGATATGAAGGAACATCCAATAATTTTCAGGACGCCCATGGTTCAGGCCATCCTTGATGGCAGGAATACCATGACAAGAAGGATAGTAAAACCACAACCAGATGATTCCGGCTTGTGGAACGATGATACACATCCACGATCCATCAATAGCACACTTTCTGGATGGAATGGTACTGTAAATGAAACCGGAGAAAGCAAGGAATTCAAATGCCCTTATGGCCAGCCCGGAGACATTCTTTGGGTAAGGGAAACATTTTATGCCTATGGCCGATGGGTGAAAAATGGTATTTCAAAAACAGGAAAACAAAAATTCAAATTTCAAGACCTAACGGGTACTGATTTTCAATACAAGTACTTTAATGAAAAACCTGATCGCATTAAGAAAGGTAAACTTGACGGAATTGGATGGTATAAAAGACCTTCAATTTTTATGCCCCATAAAGCAGCCCGAATATTCCTTGAAGTTGTCAGCGTCAGGGTGGAAAGATTGAAAGATATTTCGGAAGCAGATGCGATTGGCGAGGGTGTCGGGCATGGCTTTCAGATGAATGCAGGATGGCCGGATTATATGCACATAAAAAACGGGATATGTACATTAACGCAAGACACAGCCGAAATGAGTTTTGCATCACTTTGGGAATCCATCAATGGAAACGGTTCATGGGATGCCAATCCCTGGGTATGGTGTATTTCTTTTAAAAGAATTAAATAACTTAAAACCAACAAAATGAGTGAAAAAATTATTTACTTAAAAATTCCATTCAAAAAGATGGAAAAAACACACAAGGACGGAAAAAAAACAGTTTCCGTGTCCTTTACAATGGAAGATTTTTCTGCAACTTTTATTGATGGTAAAAAAAAGATAGGAAAAATTGCTGCCCGAATGGGTGGCGGACTACAAATAACTTTTACAGAAGATTCAGGCAAAGACATTTACACCACATCTTACGCAATTTGGAATGCCTATTGTGATTCAATCGGAAAAGAAAAATTGAAAATAAAGGGGGCAACCGATGAACACACTTTTAACAGAACTTGACGACATTTTAATCCTGCGAGAATGTGGCTGGAAGGGCATATTATTGAATTGCTCCAAAATTGGGGGGAAGAATGAAAACACCAGTCGCCATGATGAATAACGTACAGTGGTTGGAAATGTTGGGGAGCATTACCAACTACTATGTTATCAAACGATAAACCCCAATATTTTTAACCACATGTTAGCGTTCGTTTAAAGTGCACTGGCAATAAAACATAAAAGCAATGGAGAAACATATTGAAACTAAATTTGATGGTAGGAAAGCTATTGTTATAGCAAAAGACCATCCACATTACAACGCAGTTGCTATATGCAAAGGTGCGGATAGAACATGTGCGGGACTAGGAATGAAGTTTGAGGATGTTAATATCTATGAAGAGTTCTATGTCTTTAATGGCAAGGAAATCCAATGGGTAAATGAACGCTAACCAAGAGCTTGCCATTGCGCCAGCATTTCGGCGTTGTGGCAAGCGGGAGTTATGAACTGTAAAATATTAACCAAAACGGAGGAGTAAAATGAAAACAGAAATTAAGAAATTAGTTGCAAATCTTAAAAAAAGAAAAAAAGATGCTCATAGAGCAAATATGGAAACTTATGATGATGTTGCGTATGTTTCCGGACAGCATTCCGGCAAATATATTGTTTACGAATTTTGCATTTCTGAACTTGAAAATATATTAAAGAAAGAAAAGAAAGATTTGGTCCCGATTTGTAATACAAATAAAAGTTGTAAATATATACAACATAATCATGTATGCGGTTATAATGGTTTCTGTAACTATAAAAAACTAACAAAACAGGAGGAGTAAAATGAACCCACCGGAAGAATTTTTAAAAGCAAGGTTTCCCGACCAATTCATTGACGGGCGTTACCCCATTGACACCGGGAAGGCGGTAATTGATTGGGATGATATTTTTGAAGCGATGAAGGATTACGGCGAGGAGTGCCGGACGGGAGGGAATAAGGAGTTGCTTTGCGACTTCTTCAAATATTTTCGTGACAACGGAGAAGCAAATATCGGGATGACCATTGAACAGTTTGTGGATGAATATTTGAAAAATGGTGAATAACGCTATGGCGGTATGAAACGTGCCGCATTGTAGAATGTTTCAAGTTACAAATCAGCTTAATTGCGGCATGTTTTATGACCGCTTGTTAGGCACAGTACGGTAAATTATGGAAATAGTTTTTGGAGAAGAAAAATGGGAAATACCGCAAATTGCGCAATATGAAACGGTAAGGCATTCTAAACTTGTTAATTGTGAGTGTGAGTATGCCGATTATTCACGACCAGAAAGTTATGATATAATTGGGTATGTGGATACACAGCAGGGATATATGATTGTTTGTGAATGTCCTAAATGTTTTGATAAATACAGACATCATATATCAACATCTGGAAGATATAATTTTGATACATTTAAAGCTGATTTAGGACTGAAATTGCATTTAAAGGCACGAAAGAAGTAAAGTTTGCATATTGTCAAAAATTGATTATCTTTGTTTAAAATTTAATCTTATGAGAACATACATTATTTTCACAGAAAGCAATTTCGGAGAAACCATAAAACGCATTGAGATAGTGGCAGACGATATTGCAGAGGCGATTGAAATGGTTAATGTGCCTAATGATGAAATTATTGCGGTGGTTGAATTTGGTAAGGGGGACAAAATATTTTAACTTAAAATGGGAGAAATTAAAATGACAGAAAAAACCATCCACCTTGCTCAGGGCATCACCGGAGAGGAACTCATGGCAATGAAGGGGCTGCAGGTGAAAGTTATTCACGGCAGGCGTCACATAATGCGGGCGCAGGAAAAGAAGCAGCACGAACCTGAGCCGGAAGAAGAGCCAGAACCCGAACCGAAACCCAAAAAAAAGCGGGGGCCAAAGCCAGGAATTGAAAGAAAAAACTACATCGTCCGGCAGTCAAAAATGAATGATGATTGACTTTTTGTAAAAATTGCGTATCTTTGTAGTTCATAATTTTTTGATGCTTGGTTAATATGCCGGGTTGCCCGGAGAGCTGGAGCCCGGTTTTTCAGATGCAAAAGCACGTTACCGACATGAGAAAAAAAGAACCGATAAACAAACCAAAAAAGACACCCCATTCTGGCGACTTCCAGCCGGGTAATGAGTTTTGGAAATTAAGGTCAAAACATGGGCGTGACCGCCTATTTAAAACACCCGAACTATTATTAGAGGCGTGCGGGGAATATTTCCAATGGTGTCAGGATAATCCATTTAAAGAACAACTTGCCTTCCATGCTCAGGGAGTTGTCACCAAAACAACCGTTGATAAAATGCGACCCTTCACCATTCAGGGGCTTTGTAGCTACCTTGATTGCAATACACACTACATCAACGAATTTGAAGAAGCACTAAAGGGAAAAACGGACAAATTAAGCCGCGATTTTTCCGCAATCCTTACACACGTGCGAGAAACAATTTACAATCAGAAGTTTAGCGGGGCGGCGTCCGGGTTCTTTAATGCGAACATCATTGCAAGGGATTTGGGATTACAAGACAAGCAAGAGATAGCGATAGATAGCAATAAAAAAGACATCAAAGATATGTTTGACAATATTTTCCCGGATGAAGGCAAACCCGAACCTAACCCATCTGATAAATAATTACCGGCGAAAGGTAACGGACAAGCAAGGGATCACCACCTCAACTAATTGCTGTTTGGAAGGCAGCAGCCGATCAGGTAAAACTTGGAGCGGGGTTGACTTCTTGCTTTGGTACACAAGCCGGAACTCAGGAAAGAGCATTAACATTATCCGGGAAACCTATAACTCCTTCAAGACGACCCTTTACGGCGACTTCCAGCGCCGATTGTCGCAGTTCAATGTATATAATCCTTTCGGATCAGTAAAGGAAATCAGCACCTTTGCTCTGTGGGATAACACAGTTAACCTCTTAGGCGCTGACAAGCCGGAGAAATTTGAGGGTGCCGGCTGCGACATTGCCTGGTTCAATGAGATGCTTGAAGTGCCAAAGATGATCTTCGACCTTCAGGAGCAGCGATGCAGGGAGTTTTGGTTTGGGGACTGGAATCCAAAGCGTACTGATCATTGGGCTTTTGACCTTGAAAAAAGGAATGATGTTGCCTTTCTTAGGACCACCTTCACAGACAACCCCTTTATCAGCCCGGCGGAAAAGAAAAAGATCACAGGGTATGAGCCCACGCCTGAGAATATTACAAACGGTACCGCCGATGATTATATGTGGAAGGTGTACGGGCAAGGCATAAGGGCGTGCATGGAGGGGCTTATCTTTGCCAATGTCACCTACATAGATGCCTTCCCTGAAAACATCGAGCAAATAACTTACGGGATGGACTTCGGGCAAACACAATCACCGACAGCCGTGGTTAAGATCGGGATCAGTGGCCGGGATTTATTTCTTGAAAACCTGTTTTATCAACCGACCCCAGAGCCGGAGGTACTTCTTGAGGTGTTAAAAAAAATCGTTCCTTGTGAACAAATTATTTGGAGCGATAGTGAAAACCCGGAATTAATTGCTTATCTTCGCCGCCGGGGGGTGATGAGCATCGGGGCAAGGAAACCGGCGGGATCAATTCAATACGGAATAGGGTTAATCAAGCAATACAGAATAAACATAATTAGGAACTTAGATTTTAAAAAGGAGCAGGAGAATTACAAATGGCGGACAATCGGAGGCATCGCGCTAAACGAGCCGGTGGACGACCACAATCACCTGTGGGATGCAACCCGGTACGGGGTAACAATGAAGGTCCGGCAGACCGGAATGTAAGGATTAAGGTGTTAATCCCGGCGTATGGGCGACCTGAGATATTCGCTCTGTCATGCAGGAGTTTACGCCGGGCCATTGACCTGACCACATGGATTGACTTTAGCGTGATGACGATAGTTTCCCCTGAGGATGTCAGCGCAAAACAACTACAACAGACAGCCCTTGATTCAGGTTTCGATGTTTGCCTGTATAAAAATAAACCCATTGGAGAAAAACTTAATGCAGGGATTTCCGCCCTCGGAAAGGATTACGACTACCTTATGAATTGGGGGAGTGATGACCTGATTAACCCGAAGCTCTTTGATCTTTACAAGCCCTTAATCAAGCAGGGTCATCAGTTGTTCGGCATAGGTGACTACCTTGTCTATGACAGCCGAACCGGGGCGGCTATTGAATTCTCAATGTATCATGCCATTTGCGGCGCCGGACGAATGATCCACAGGGCGATACTTGAATGGGTGAACTACCGGCCATATAACGACAGATGCGAGCGCGGACTCGATGGAAATTCATACAGCCGCATCCGCAACCTTACCCAGATGACAGCTCGGCGGCTATATCCTGAAGAGTTGATGCTTGTGGACATAAAGAGTGACATTAATATTAATACATTCAATCTTTTATGCACATTTAAGAACTGCATTAAGAGATCATATAAGCACTATGACCATAACGATTGGAAGGGCTGGCTGTGATAGTTGACTCATGCAATATGGAGTTTGGCTACGAACTACTTACGGCGGTTCCTTATGCTTACTATCTACACACACAAGGAAAATTAAAAGGAACCGTTTCTGGAATTGGCAGCGAGCCATTATACTGGTTTTCACCAGATCACAGGATTAACCCAAAGCCCCGCGGATGGGATAACATTCAGGAATTCCGCAATTCCGGAATGCCTAATGTATGGATTCACAGGCCTGAGTTTGATATGAGTCAATTCGCTGCGCCGCCATTCCGGGAGCAATACGGAAAGTTGATGCGTGACCCGGCAAAACCAATCGTCTGCATCTGCAACCGATACAACAGGGAATGGAACGGCCCACCTATTAACTACCTTGACCTTGAATGCCTTGCGCGTTTATTTGAGATGCTGAAAGGAAAGTATCAGGTGATATACTGGGCTGTTGACCTGCCTGATGAATTGCAGGACGGGGTACGCAATGAGCCGCTTGAAGATGTGCGTCTGATCCGCAACCGCTTCCCCGAAGTGGTGTTATTTCAGGACTTGCTTGAATTGACCGGCATGGATTGGAATACCCTTCAGTTGACATTATTCTCAAAGTGCGAAAAGTTTATCACCATGAACGGGGGCTATTCAATCTTAGCGAGTTACTTCGGTGGTGTGAATATAATCTACTCAAAGAAATGCCGCGAGATAGAGCCGAAGGTTAATTCGTTTTATAGGTGGTATCACAAACTCGGAGGTTCCCGGATCATCCACGCCGACAGTTATTATTCATTGTATCGGGCCGTAAAGATGACCATGCTGGAATCCCTGCCAATGGTTAACATCCTGATCCGCACTTCCGGGCGGCCTAACTTCTTCAATGAGTGTATGCGGTCAATCCGTGAGCAGACGTATAAGAATGTTAATGTGATCGTTGGCACTGATGACGAGGCATCGGCGCAATATGTGACACCATACAAAGTGATCCCGGTCAGGTACATACCGAACAAGGACATCCCGGACGCGCCGGTGAAGCTGGCGGATGGAAGGACTTGTTACGGAAAAAAAGCCCATTACAACCTTTACCTGAATGAATTGGCGAAAGAGGTCAGAGACGGATGGGTATTGTATTTGGATGACGATGCAATATTTTCAAGTCCCGGATCGCTGGAAGAGATGATGCGTAATATTCATTCTGATAAAGATTTCATATTGCCGCGCGTTAATGTTGCCTGGCAAAACATACCAAATGACCAACACTGGGGGGGTGCCCCATATAACTGCGACATAACTGGTGTCTTTTTATTTCACTCCAAATATTTAAAGCATGCAGTATGGGAGCCATATCGTAAGGGTAATTTCCGGGTTGCCTCGGTACTTTACAAAAAACTAAACCCGGTTTGGATTAATAAAATCATGATCCGCACCATTGTTGGTAACGGAACAAGACAGGACATTGCAAAACAAACTGATAAACTATATTTATGAAAACACGACTGGAAATTATTAACCACTACATCCGGGAGAACGAATACACTTCGTATCTTGAGGTGGGTGTTTACCGGGGTGTGAACCTTGCCGGGGTAGAATGCAGCAATAAGATCGGGGTGGACCCGGTATGGCCTTGCAGCCATCAGATGACATCGGATGAATTTTTCAAACAGAACACGCGAAAGTTTGACCTGATCTTTATTGATGGGCTGCATGAATCCGAGCAGGCGATCAGGGACATAGCAAACGCTTTGGACTGCCTAAATCCCGGCGGGATGATCTTAATGCACGATTGCCTACCCGAAAACAAGGCCATGCAGCAAGTCCCCCGCATTGTGAAGGATTGGACGGGTGATGTTTGGAAGGCATTCCTTTACTACCGGCGCCGCCCTGATTTAGAGATGTGTGTGTTTGATTGTGACTTCGGCGTGGGTATGATCCGTCCGGGCAAACAGACCCCGGTGATAGTTGACAAGCCGACATGGGCGGGGTTTAAAAAGAACAAACAAGCGTGGATGAATATTAAAACCACTTAAAATATAAAATCATGAATATAAAAGAATTAAGAATCGGGAACCTGGTAATGGATGGGGAAATAATGTTTCCTAATCTTTCACCTATTGCTACGGTAATTCACATGAATGACGAAGGAACAATAACAACAAAATCCCAGCAAATAGAATTCTTTAGCGGAGACGTTCGGGATGTGAATCCACTGCCCATAACAGAAGAGATGTTGATATTGTTAGGATTCAAAAAAACCGGGCGTTGTTCGTTCAATATCGGCGACAAATATGAAGGAATAGAGATTTACAAGGGGAAAAGAGCCGGTGAGATTAAATGGCAATATATTCCTCTATGTTGTAAACATATTGCCGGGGAAGGATTGTATCCAACATTTATCCACCAACTTCAAAACCTTTGCTTTGCGCTGACAGGGATTGAACTTGAAATTAAAAAATAATCAAAATTGACATTATACGAATACCTGCACGAAGGCAATCTGAATCTGGACGTGTTAATCCGTTCCGGGCTTGTATCTTGCCAAGTACGCAGGGACATGGCGTTACTTGAATACTACCACAAAAGAATTAAGATCACCGGGAGCAACTACGAGCTTATCGCGGACTGCTCCAGAAAATTTAAACTGAGCACGCGGACGGTTTACTCAATCATCCGCACTTACCAAATTGAAGTAATCGCTGCAAAAATATAGCATAAGGCCGGGGGAGCGGGTGTACTTTTGTTGCACTGATTCCCCACCTTATGAAGTTCGCTCAGCGGTTAAAGGCACTGTTCACCGGAAGAACCTATTTCACAAATAGCAATGATATAAGCATATACACACTTGCAGAACGTGCCAGCCGTGTAAAGAATTACGCCTGTAAAACCGTGCAGGGACAAAGGGAAGCATATACGAACTGCCCGCCGCTTACCGCGATCATCAATAACAAATGCGCCATGGCCATTAACGGCATCTGGCAGGTTGTGGATAAGAACGACAAGGAGCCGGGGGGCATGCAGGCGGAAAGAATCAGGAACCTATTAAAGAAACCGAACCAATATCAGGGCTGGAATGCCTTCTTTTCGTTCGCTAAGACCATGAACCAGGTATTCGGGCGCTGCTACATCTACATGGAAACACCCGTTGGTTTCGACAGGAGCCAGACCACGGCAATGTACATCATGCCTAACTGGTGTGTGACGCCGGTATATAACTATGATACAAGCGCAAGCAGGTTTATCCGCCTGCCGATGCGGTACGATATTACGCTTTGGGGCACGACCTTTCAGATTGCGCCTGAGGATATGATGATATGGAATGACATCGGGTTTGATCTTTCAAGCAATGATTATGATTTTACTTCAGGCGGAAGCCGGCTGGTTTCTTTGACCGACCCTATCTCAAACATAGTAGCAGCATACGAAGCGCGGAATGTTCAGCTATGCAACTCAGGCCCTCCGGGTATTCTTTCACCTGACGGGAAGGATGTTAGTGGTTTTATCCCGTTGTTGCCCGAACAAAAAGAGGAACTACAATCCGACCTTCGCAGGCGTTACGGCTTGCAGCGTGACAAGTGGCAGACCTTAATCAGCACATCCGCATTGAAGTATCAGTCAATCGGTAAGCCGACACGCGACCTTATGGTATTTGAAGAGATAGAGGATGATGTAAGGCAGCTATGCGACAACTATGGTTATCCGATGTATCTCTTTGGGTTTAAGTCCGGCACGACTTTCTCAAACCTGAAAGAAGCAAAGGCGCAGGCATATCAGAACGCAATCATCCCTGAAAGCCATTCCTTTAACAGGACATTTGAGCAGTTTTTTAACATGGCAAAGTCCGGGCTGCGACTGATAGTTGTGTATGATCACATTGAAGAGTTGCAGAAAAGCGAAAAGGAAAAAGCGGAAACCCTGAAATTGTACCTCGATATTTATATGACTCTATTTGATAAGGGGTTAATCACATCAGATCAATTACTTGAATTCACAGGCATTAACACAACCTTGATGAAATGAACGAAAGAATTATAACACCAATTACCTTTAAATCCTTTGCGAAGGATGTAACTGTCAACAGCGAAGGTCGGATAGTTGCCGGGTACTTCGCCGCCTTCAATAATAAAGACAGTGACGGCGACATAATCCTGAAAGGGGCATTCTCAAAATCCATTCAGGAGCACGGTCCCGAAAGCCAGTCGGCGAGAAAGATTGCCTTTCTATGGCAGCATGACAGCAAGGAGCCACTCGGGAGAATCACAACCTTGAAAGAGGATGAATACGGCCTTTACTTTGAGGCCAGCATTGACAGGACAATCAGGGGCGAGCAAGCCATTGAGCAATACAAATCAGGCACCCTGAATCAGCATTCAATCGGTTTCAGATACATTGCCGACAAGACAAGGTATGATGAAGAGAAAGAGGCGTTTATCATCGGCGAGGTAATCCTTTACGAGGGTTCAGTCGTGACGATGGGTGCCAATGAAAATACCCCATTCATCGGAATGAAAGAGGCCGATCTTCAAAGCGAAAATGAAAAGATACTTCAGGAAACAGAACAAATATGCAAGGCGCTGATGCCCAGTGAGGCACAGCAAATCAGGTCACTATTTTCAAAATGGTTCGCACTTGCACAGGCGCAGCCGGGGAAACCCACTACACCGATAGAGCCGCCGACCGTTGACAAGGTAGCCGACCTGAAAGCGATTAATGATTATTTACTTAAACATTTAACGAAATGACACCAGAACAGAAAGAGATGGCTGACTCCATCATCAAACAAGTCCAGGACGGAATGCTCACGAAGGAAAGCGTTGAGCAGATGCTGGACGAAAAAACCAAGGGCCTGCTCAATGCAGATGCCCTGAAAGAAATCAATGACGCTGTTAAGGAACAGGGATTGATGCTCAAGAAAATCCAGGAACAGGGGCCGGAGAAAATCAAATCGGTTCGTGAAATCCTGCAGGAAAATCATGACGCCATTAAAAGCGCCTTGAAAGACCGCAAGCATCTTGAAATCAACTTCAAGACCAACGTCCTGAGGACATCGGTCACATCAAGCACAATCTCAAACCGCTTGCCGGACATCGGACAGGCGGCTTATGCTGGGACCCCGTTAAGGAATCTCTTCCGCCGGGTGACAGGTGTATTCCCTAATGCAGTGATCAGGTACGCTGACCAGACGACCGTGACGCGCAGTGCAACCACGATCAGTGAGGCCGGGGCTTATCCTGAAAGCGCACTCGCATGGACGGAATATACCCTGCAACTGGAAAAGATCGGTGATACCATTCCCGTGTCGGAAGAAGCGATGATGGACCTGGATTTTGTTGCCAGTGAAATTGAGCGCCTTCTAAACGTGAACATATCACTGAAAGAAGAGCAGCAGTTATGGGCAGGCACCGGGTCAACTCCACAGATTTACGGAGCATACGCCCACGCCAGCGCCTTCAACTCAGGAGCTTACACGGGTTACAAACCTGCCGATGCCAACCTTTATGACCTTATCCGCGTTATGGCGGTGCAGATCATGAATGGAAAAGAATCCAAGTACAAGGTAACCGCCGCGATCATCAACCCGGCTGACACCCTGCAACTTGATCTCAACAAGGACAGCGAAGGCCGCTACCTGATCCCCCCGTTTGCCATAATCACACCTCAGGGTGAGGTTACTGTCAAGGGTGTACAGGTGATTGAATGCCCGGCTGTGACAGCTAACACGATGCTGATCGGTGACTTTAACATGGGAACCATTTACCAGCAGGAGGGCTTCACCGCCGAACTGGGATATGGTGACGGTCAGTTTGTTAAAGACCTCATGACACTGAAAGCACGCATCCGCGAGGGGCTGCTTATCCGTACCGTTGACGTAGGGGCTTTCCTGAAATCAACAGACATCACGACCGACATCACGAACATCACTGCTGCCGGTTCTTAATCTTAAAAGATCGCATCTATGTTAATCCAGTTTATTAAAGAGTTCGGTAATAAGAAGCCCGGCGACAAATGCCGGATGCTTGCTCATATTGCGGCTAATCTTATACGGGATGGCTTTGCGACAGAGTGCGCAAAGACGCCCCTTCCATTCAACAATGAGGTGATCCACGAGGCAGAAACGCCGGAAGAGTTACCACAGGAAAAGTCGCCGCAGGCAAAAGAAAAGGCCGGGTATGAAACAAAGGTCATCCGGGCAAAGAAGCCGACCGCGAAAAAGAAAAAGTAAATGGCGAACCTGACTGACTATACATATTTTCAAAAGGGGCCGGTGCTCATCCCGAACTTAGGGACGACACCTGCTCCCTTTGCGGCAAGGGTCGCGGAGCTCAATGTTTATATAGCGCGTTATGAAAAGGAATTCCTGAGAATGTACTTAGGTGATGACCTTTACGATGCCTTTATAGCAGGGCCCACGGCTACCCGGTTTGTTGCGCTGAAAGCCCAGCTTATTGACGCGACTAACCTTCGCTCGCCCATTGCTAATTATGTGTATATCAATTACCAACAGGATCACCAACAGATCACCACCGCGAGCGGGGATAAGGCAACAGAAACCCCAGCAATGACTACGTTGGTCAATCAACAAAAGTACGTGAATATCATTAATGATATGCAGACCATGTGTGATGATCTTTACGACTGGTTAACGGACAACTCCACCACGTACCCTGAATGGGAATGTGATTGGAATTTTGACAAGGTTCATTTATTTGGAATATGATGGCTGACTATATTCAAATACCGGCGCTGTTTCAAAAGATCGTAAACGACCTGAATACCAGGTTGAGCACGACTTATAATTTTCTTTACGGCCCGGTGCATGAAATTGTTAGCACATTGAAGGATATGAGTTTGAATGCCGAACAGTGCGCGGGCAAATATCCGCTCATTGCATTGCTTACTGATATTGAAGAGCGAAGGGACAACCCGGGGTTTTATGCCGAAATAAATGCAAACCTTATCATTGCCACGATTACCGAACAGAGCTACGTTGCATCGCAGCGCTACTCACAGATTTTAATCCCCTTACTTATGCCGATATATTCGGAGTTGCTATCACAGATCATCATCAGCCGGTACTTCATGGCTGAGGACACCTCGCTGGTTCCTCACACCAAAGTTGACCGGCTGAACTGGGGGCACTCTCAATTATTCTCGGATGATCAGGGGGGTGTGGATTTCATAGATGCGATTGAAATAAAGAATTTGAATCTTAAAATTAAAAACCTAAATTGTAAACAACAATGGCCAATTTATATCTGAACACTCCGACATGCTCGGAGGCGGGCTTTGGCAATACGGGGGTTCCCTCGTGTTTCTTTGACCCGAAAAATGTAGTCGGCGCCATCATTGTCCCCAAAACACTGGGGTTCACGGCGGCGCAGATTCTGACTTTCAAAACTACCCTGCAAACTGCTACGACAGTCGTGGGGATCAACTCCCGTATCTTTCCTGTTTTTCGCTTTGTTGGTGTTACCGACAATTCAGAGGATGTAACGTTACAGACATCCGGCTATGGCGAAAAGCAGATCGCAAAGGAAGGCGACTATGACTGGACATTCCAGTACTTCAAGGGCGGCGCCTGTTATAATGCCAACCTTCGCAGGTTCAATACCGGCGAATGGGCGATGCTCTTTGTTGACTCCGATAATATGATCTTCGGAACGAAGCACTCGGACGGAAAGTTTTACGGCGTGACAACCTCCTTCAGCTATGCTCCGAAATGGAAGCTCAATGACGGATCAAATGTGACGGCTTACGGGCTGAGGGTATCACTACCCAAACCGGAAGAACTGAACGACCGCGGGAAGCTGGCATACGTGGCCTGCGACTTTGACGTGGAAACCGAAATCAAGGGATTGATTGACCTGGAACTCTCCGAGGTTGAAACCGCCTTTGGAATTGCCACGGTTAAGATCAAGACCTTATGCGGCAAGACCGACATGGCGGATGATTACTCAACAGAGTTTGCCGATGCAACGCTATGGACTGTGACAAAAGACAGTGACGGCTCCACGGTGGTGATTTCCGGGGTAACCTACGATTCAGGCAACAAGGCCTGGGACGTGGCATTTACCGGAACCGGATCACACACCATCGGGCTGGCATCACCCACGACCTTATCGGCTGCCGGGATTGGCGGAAGTCCTGAGAATTCATACGAAGGTATTGATCTTCAGGTAACCATGCCGACATCATGATAAAGGGAGAATACATTAAGATGGGGGGTGGGTCGTTCCACCTGCCCTCCATTTTTTTACTTGGTAAGGATGCGTTTCTTTCCTTCTATATGTGTAGGTGTTCGTTTATTAAGACAGAAAGGGAACGACTGATCTACCTGACGGAGGTGTGGAAACAGGCCGAGGCACATTGCAAAAAGACGGTCAAGAAACAGCCGATTGACGCCGGGGCAACAGACCCGGAAACATTATACAATACTATTGAGATAGTAAAGGCAACCGGGCGCAGCAAGGCCCGTAAAAACGGAGTATCAAAGGAATGACGGCGAAAGGTTTAAATGATAAGTTGCGGCAATGGGATGTTGAAAGGATAACCCATGATGCCATTGAGGGTGAGAAATCCGCGCTTATTGAATTGAACCGCGACCAGTTAAGAAAAGGTGAAGCCCCTGACGGGGGATTGATAGGGCGATACGGATCAATGTCCTATGCCAAATTAAAAAACAGCATGAACTCCAAGCCAGGAATGGGCAATGTGGACCTGATCTATACCGGAAATTTCATAAATGATTTTGTTGCCGAGGTTGACGGTGTTACTGATATTGACCTCTTTAGCCGGGATTCAAAGATGGACCTGTTGGATGAAAAATACCCGGGTAAAATCTTTGGCCTAACGGAAGAAAACCGCGCCAGGTTCCGGGATGTATTCTATAACCGATTCAAAGCAATGAGTTTGACAATAACAGGGTTGGAGTTTAAATGAAACGACTCTTAAACATATTACGCAAGAAAAAGATCGTGGCACTTGTCTATGAATTATACGAGGGTTGCCGTGATCTGCCGCTGGAGGGGTTCATTAATTACATCATCACCCATAAGGCCGGGCATCTTTGCAGGTTTGGCGCGGCTCCGGATGAGGTTGCCTCCGAGCGGTGGGATGTGATATACTCGGAGTATTGCTGCTTGGTGGGATTGCAGTCCTATCAGGAACTTTTGACGGCTTACAAAGAATTGGCGCGATTGAAAAACAGCCAGATGATAATAAGTACGGCATTGATTGTATTGCATTTAAGGCCGTCCGATATTTGTTCGCAGTCATTGAATGACCTGGGCTACTTCTTTGAGGAGGGGCTGGACAGGGATAAACATTTAGCATTGGTTGAAAAGCGGGCAAAGAACCTGAGCATCCTGATTAAAATCAGAAATAAGGAAATTGAAAACCTGAGCAAGGGCAATAAAAAAACAGTCAACGAGAGCGACCTTCGCAAGGGCGTCACGGCGATCAGTAAGTACATGGGCATCAGGGTTGACCCCTTACAAGTAACTTTATATGAATATGCAATGATGCAAAGGATGATGAGCGAGGAAATTCAACGAACGAGGCAAAAGGAAAATGGCAGAACTGATTAATCAAATCATAGACCTTCAGGCGGTCAAGGCCCAGGTTGATGCAACGATGGGTATGATTGACTCTTTGGCTACAAAGATAGAATCAGCCAATAAGGCATTCTCCCAAAGTAGCAAGGGTATTAATTCTGCGACCACTACAAAGCAGGTAAGCGATGAACTGGTCAAGCAGGAAAAGATTATTCAGGACACCACGAAGGCAACGAGTGATCTTTACCGGGAAACGGTGAAACTGAATCAAATCAAGACAGAGGCACAAAAGCAGACCAAACTTGAAGTACAAGCCACTAATGAGCAGATCGGGGCGTATGAGCGACTGAAGGCCGAGGCACAAATAGCCCTGAATAATTACAGAAATTTAGTTGTAGCAAAGGGAAAGGATGCGGACGAAACCAAGAAGGCGGCGGCTACGAGTGCTGAATACAATCAGAAATTGAAAGAAGTTGACGCTACTGTTGGCCTTC